CCTCTTCTACTTTACGAGTCGAAAATAAGTCCGCCGATTCCACCTTGAATCGCGAGGAGGTTATATGTACGCGCCCAAACCGTTTGGGCATCACCCTTGAAAATCTGGTCCCTGATACGTGAAAAGTTGATTGTGCCGTTTGGTACCACAGACTCGGGATCAAATTCAAACGAAATAATCGAAACGTTCCGGATAGGCATGGACGTGTGTGTCTCGAACGGCTCTATAACGTTGAGGAACGTGTGTGTTCCGTCGTCTTCAGTCACAATCTGCTCACCGGCGAGTTCGAGCGTACTCACGGTTGCCAGGTTCGAGTACTGGAACACATTTGCTGAGTCAGATGTCCCTGTGACCCAGAGTTCCTTGACGGGTCCTCGGATGTTCATGTAATTCATATCAGTCACCCTTTGGGTCTGGATCAACCCGAGGAGTGCCTTGTCTGGTTTTTTGACACCATCAGGCAAAGACTCATAATCAATAAGGATGCTGGACTGGAGTATAGAATTTGTTGTATAAGGGTCAAAACGAATAACATCAGTCGATGTTGTCGTTTGGCTAGGATCGTTTGTGAACATATAGATGTAACGAGGTCCATTTGCAAAAATTTTAGGTGGTGTGTTGTCTGTCAGCAAATATGATGCCGGTGTACTGAGATTTGCCAAAGTATCAAATTGAAACACTTGAAACATGTTATCTGCGGCGTAGATTTTTGACCCTACTGCGTGTAGATTTTCAATATTTGTAGCACCAGTATATACTATATTGAATATACCACCGGAATACTGAACAAGATTTACACCATCCCCTATAAAATACAGAGTCGAACCTATCAAAACCCCCTCTGTTATTGATGACGAAGAATAATTTACAAAGTTCCATGACGTTGTAAAATTTCCATTTATGTTGTAAACGTAAAACTTACTTGTTGTATCTGTTAATGCTATGATTTGGGACCCGGTTGAGATCATTTGAAACACTGTCGTCACACTTGAATCAATATTGGAAGTAAAATCAAACGATGTGTATGATGTAAAATCATCAAACGGACTTTGTGTGTCGTAGCGCACAAAAAAAACGTTCGATTGTGCAGCGTTGGACTGAGCGTAGTACAGGTACCGCGCATCAGCGATTAGAGTACCAGTAGGGGGTCCAATATCACCTGTATTATCTGGTAAATAATCGTTTGAAACGAAAGAACTTATGTTCCCCTGAATGAGTTCATTCACGTATCCTTTTACTATGAATCCGTTTAGGAGTTGAATATACAATACACCCCCGAGAATACAAAATCCTATGAATAAACTTGTCCCACCAACGAATGCTGTAATTACTATATAAGCCTGTGTGTCATCGATAGGTTTTGTTGTGTCATAAATTATAAGTTTTCCATCGTATGTGAGTATAGATATATATTGCTGGTAAGAAAGTGTTCCATATACATTCAACGGGTCTCCATTGAGAATACTACCATATGTTAAATAGGATGCAGAGTCTGTAAAGTTACCAGTTCCCGGGTTGAGATTTTGGGACAGGTTTGTGAACGATTCGAAATCAATCTCAACACTCACTTGTTGGTTGGTTAGTGCACACAATGGAATCTCTCTTGTTCCAATGGGCAGAGTCGTATAGTACTCACGAGCGGCGGTCGCCTGTGTTTGGTCAAGGGTCCCATTCATCAACTTCAAAACCGCCTTGTTTTCGTACGAAACAGTCAGGTCGTTTTGGAGTTCGATGTATTCACCAGAATACTCTTTGATGATTTGTTTGCCGATGAGGATCCGAACAGCCTTGCACATTTTGTGTGCGACCGAATCATCCCATGTGGATAAACTGGGAGGGAGGAACCCACTGATCCAACCACTTTGGGTATACGTCCAGGACGTCGTCACTGGAAACGTGTATGTGGCGCCAGAACGAAAATCAAAACCCCAAAATGCAGCATCCTCCTCAGTTTCAAATGAGATTGACGTATAAATATCCGATGAAAACTGAAATTGAGTGGGTGTTGTTATAATACTGAGTGCTGGTACCACCGGATTGACAAGATCGTTTGGATCAAATGCATACACACCAGGTGTCGAAACTACGGTAAATGTCATATCTGTCGCGGCAATCACCGTGTAAATTCCATTGATACCCAATGAGACGATAATAAGATTCACATCTTCACCGACGGAAAACCCAGATGGTTCCGACGTTGTCACTGTGAGTTGATTTACGTTAAAAACTGCATTTGTGATGCTCCACGTTTTATTTGTCAAGTTGTTCAACCAAAGATTAAAGTTTGATGTTGAAAAGTACCCCACTGCGTCAGAGGGTACGATCCCAATACTTGACGTCATTCCTACTATTGATGTACCAATCGATGTTGACAGACATGTGAATGAATTTGCAGTTGGAATGCTCGCAATTGTAAATGTTCCATCGAGCGTTCCAGTCCCTGACAGCGTTACATCTGCTCCAACTGAAAAATAATGACTCCCGGCCGTGTTTGCACTCAGTGTCACACCACCTCCAACCGCCTGCGTCAGAATCTTATTGACGTAGATTTTCCCTCCAACCTGCGACGAAGGCGTCGGAAACACAAACTGACCCGGAACCGTCTGATAAATGGGTGGAAAGACCGCCCGGAGCGTCAGACTTGTCAAGTAGTCCCCTTTGACTGGCACGGTACATATACCAGTCGTCCCGAACGTTGTACCCTGATTATCGAAGGGAACTTCAAACGTTTCACGCAAACGGTTTATACGAGGCTGATATTTCGCCTCAAAGTACGTCCTGTTTGGACTCTCTGTCAGCCAGCGGTCTTCTGGACCGTGACCAGCCAGCAATATCTGTGATGCTGACATACTACTCTACCTCAAGAAAACATTCAGCGCGTCTTTCACGTGCGGAAAAAACCCAGTATACTATCAGGAAATGACCAATTTGCAACTCAAAAAGTTTGACCCGAGCAAGATTGGCGACGACAAGGTGTGCGTATTCATCGGCAAGCGCGGCACAGGCAAGTCAACGCTCGTCACAGACATCATGTACCACAAGCGACACCTACCCGTCGGTATCGTCATGTCAGGCACCGAAGATGGGAACCACTACTACAAGCAGTTTATCCCCGACCTGTTCATTTATGGCGATTACAAGCGAGACGCCATCGAAAAGGTGCTTGAGCGCCAGAGGCGAATCGTGTCAGGGGGTGGAAAAACAAGCGCCTTTTTGCTTCTGGACGATTGTATGTACGACAAGGCGTTCATGAAAGACACGTGTATCAGACAATGTTTCATGAACGGGCGTCACTGGAAAATCTTCTTTTTGCTGACGATGCAGTACTGTATGGACCTGACTCCCGACCTGCGTGCCAACGTCGATTACGTGTTTGTGCTCCGTGAGAATGTGATTCAGAACCGCGAGCGCCTGTACAAGGCGTTCTTCGGCGTCTTTCCGACGTTTGACATGTTTTGTCAGGTGATGAACGCCTGTACAGAAAACTACGAGTGTCTCGTCCTCGACAATACGAGCAAATCGAACAAGATTGAGGATTGTGTCTACTATTACAAGGCGCCTATTCGCAAAGGATTCCGGATTGGATCCGAAGCCATGTGGCAGTATCATCAGAACAACTACAACCCACGTCACGTCTCAGCACCCCTGATCACGTCTGGAACACCTGCAGGGAGTGCACGACGTCCAGGTGTCACCATCAAAAAGGTCTAAACCCGTCTCCACCGCAGGTTGAGACACTGTCACTGCTTCGCGGCGGACAACCAGAGACACTTCGTGTCTCCCCCTTGGACTGATTGCGCCCCCGTTCCCTAAAAGATTTCACTGGAAACAGTAGAGATGATTATCGAGAATCTCGATTTCAACGGATCGAGCGACATCCTGCAGTACATTCCTCAGGTGGAACCCGCGCATCCGAGTCAGGGACAGGCTCCAGTCCAGCAGCAGAGTTCATTTGGTGTCCCGGATGAACTTCAGCCGGTGTACCAGACGCGCGCGATTGAACAGCGCGAGTTATTTAAACCCGAAATAAAACCTCCTCAAATAGAAATGGATTTCTCTACTGCAATTTCCGACGTTGTTCCAAGTGCTGATTTCGACATGGGTCCATCAATGGGTGGTGGCGGTCCATACAAGAACCCACAGAACAACAGAGTCTCTGGGCTGAGCCTGGACAATGCGTCCGCCGGTCCAGCTCCTTCATCCTCTTCAAAGAACCCATTTGGTCTGACTGACGACCAGTTGAACGCAGCTATCGCAGGCATTGCCGCAGTCGCTGCGTTCTCCAAACCGATTCAGAACAAATTGGCGGATCTTATTCCTAAATTTATGAGCGACACAGGTAACCTGTCAGCGACGGGCATGCTCGCCACCGCATTCATCGCGGCTGTTATTTTTTTCATAATCCACAAATTCGCCAAACCACCACCGAAGAAGTAGAAG